TCGACCTTGGCGAGATCGAGAACCGCTTCGAGGGAGCGGCCAGTGCTGCCACGACAGCCGCGCAGGCGGCCTTCGAACGGGCCTTCGAGGACAACCCGCTCACCGCGCCGGATCTCGGATTGACCGAGGCGGCGAACCGGGCGCTCGAGTCCGCGAACCTCTATCGCGGGGCCGCGCGCGATTTGGCCGACGGGGCCCGCGCGCCGCTGGAAAGCTGGCAGGCCCTGCGCGACGCGGTGCGTGGCACCGACGAGGACGGCGCCGACGCTCTGGCCGAGACGACTGCTGCGGCCGAGCGCCTGGAGACGGCGCTTGGTGAAGCCGGACGCTCCGCCACGGGAGCCGGTGCGGCGGCCGGAGCCGCCGCCGCTGCCGCGGAGCCCGCGACCGAGGCCGCCGTCACCGGCTGGCAGGCGGTCACGGCGGCGCTGTCGGATTACGCCAGCAAGGCCCGCGACATCGGTGGCGACATCGGCCAGAGCCTCGTCGGCGCCTTCCAGTCTGCCGAGAACGCGGTTGGCGAGTTCGTGAAGACCGGCAAGCTGAACTTCCGCGATCTGGTCACCTCGCTGCTCGCCGATCTCGCCCAGCTGGCGGCGCGGCGGTTCATCCTCGGGCCGATCGCAAACGCGCTATCCGGCGTGTTCTCCGGGGCGGGCGGTATCTTTGCCAACGTCCTGCATGCGGGAGGGATGGTCGGATCGGCCGGGCCCTCGCGGATGGTGCCCGCCATGGCCTTCGCCGCTGCGCCGCGGATGCATTCCGGCGGCATGGCCGGGCTTCGGCATGATGAGGTGCCCGCAATCCTGCAGCGCGGCGAGCGGGTGCTGTCGCGACGCGAGGCGCAGAGCTACGGCGCGGGTGGTGGCGTCAACGTCACCATCATGGCCCGCGACGCCGAAAGCTTCCGGCAATCAAGGACACAGGTGGCCGCCGACATCGCCCGCGCCGTGTCACTCGGGCGGAGGGGCATGTGATGGCGTTTCACGAGGTCCGGTTTCCCGACAACATCAGTCGCGGCGCGCGCGGAGGGCCGGAACGGCGCACCCAGATCGTCGAGCTCGCCTCGGGCGACGAGGAGAGGAACGCCAGCTGGGCCAACTCGCGCCGCCGCTACGATGTGGCCTACGGCATCCGCCGCGCCGACGATCTGGCGGCGGTCGTCGCCTTCTTCGAGGCGCGCAACGGACGGCTCCACGGTTTCCGCTTCAAGGACTGGGGCGACCACAAGTCCTGCCTGCCTTCGGGCACGCCGTCGCCCGCAGACCAGGCGATCGGCACCGGCGACGGCGCGACGACCGCCTTCCAGCTGGTGAAGCGCTACGCCTCCGGTGCGCAATCCTGGACGCGGGCCATCGCCAAGCCGGTGACCGGAACCGTGTGCATCGCGCTCGGCGGAGTCGAGCAGCCTTCCGGCTGGTCGGTCGACACCGCCACCGGCGTCGTCACCTTCGCCGCCGCGCCGGGCGCTGGCGTCGCGATCACCGCGGGCTTCGAGTTCGACGTGCCGGTCCGCTTCGACACCGACGTGCTCGACGTGACGCTCGACCTCGAGCGGCTCGGCTCGATCACCTCCATTCCGCTTCTGGAACTGCGTCGATGAAGACCCTCGTTCCCGCCCTGCAGGCCCATCTCGACGAGGGCACGACCACGCTCGCCTGGTGCTGGCGGATTACGCGGGCCGATGGCGTCACCTTCGGCTTCACTGATCACGACAGGACGCTCGGCTTCGACGGGACCGACTTCGAGCCCGAGAGCGGGCTCACGGCCTCCGAGGTCCGCTCGGGCTCCGACCTGTCGGTCGATGCGCAGGACGCGGAAGGCGTGCTGACCTCTTACCGGATCACCGAGACCGACATCCTCGACGGCCGCTGGGACAATGCCGAGGTTGAGGTCTGGCGCGCGAACTGGGCCGACACGGGCCAGCGCGTGCTGATGCGGCGCGGCGCCATCGGCCAGATCCGGCGCGGCCGGCTGGCCTTCGTGGCCGAGGTCCGCTCGCTCGCCCACGTCCTCGGCCAGACGGTCGGGCGGACCTTCCAGGCGACCTGTGATGCGGCGCTAGGCGACGCGCGCTGCGGCGTCGATTTGGAGGACCCGGCCTTCAAGGGCACGGGCACCGTCATCGACATGCTGCGCGACCGGGCCTTCACGGCCTCGGGCCTCGGCGGTTTCGCCTCCGGCTGGTTCAACTTCGGCACGCTCGAATTGACCAACGGCGCAAACGCCGGTCGCCGCGCGGAGGTGCTGGGCCATGATGTCACGGACGGCGTGGCGATCCTGACTCTGCTCGAGGCGCCGGTGCGCCCTATCGCCGAGGGCGACGCCTTCACCATCCGCGCGGGCTGCGACAAGCGGATTGAGACCTGCGGGGCGAAGTTCGCCAACACCGCCAACTTCCGCGGCTTCCCGCACATCCCTGGTCAGGACGCCGTCCTCCGCTATGCCACGAAGGACGGCGGTCACGAGGGGTCCGTCCTGTGACCTCCGCCGACCCCACGCGTGTCATCGCCATCGCGCGGTCCTGGCTCGGCACGCCGTACCACGACCAGGCAAGCCTGCGCGGCGTCGGCTGCGATTGCCTCGGGCTCGCGCGCGGGGTCTGGCGTGAGGTCGTCGGCCCCGAGCCGTTCCCGATCCCGCCCTACAGCCGCGACTGGGGCGAGACGGGTCCGCGCGAAGTTCTGGCCGAGGGCGCGCGGCGCATGATGATCGAGGTGCAACCGGCGGCAGCCGGTCCCGGCGCGCTGGTGCTCTTCCGCATGAAGCCCCGCGCCATCGCCAAGCATGTCGGGATCCTCACCTCGCCCGACATCTTCCTCCACGCCTATGAGCGGCTCGGCGTGATCGAGGAGGCGCTAACCCAATCCTGGCGGCGGCGCATCGCCTTCGCCTTCCTGTTTCCGCAACGCTGAGACCCCGACCATGGCCACCCTCGTTCTCGGTGCCGCTGGCGCTGCCATTGGCGGCAGCATCGGCGGCGCGATCCTCGGCGTCAGCGCCGCGACCATCGGCGGCTTCATCGGCTCCACCATCGGCTCTGTCGTCGACAGCTGGATCATCTCGTCGCTGGCGCCCACGCAGCGCATCGAGGGCGCGCGGCTCAACACGTTGCGCATCACCTCGGCAACCGAGGGTGCGGTCATCCCGCGGCTCTATGGCCGGATGCGGATGGGCGGCAACATCATCTGGGCGACGGATTTCCGCGAGGAGACCAAGACCACCACGCAGGGCGGCGGCAAGGGCGGCGGAGGCGGCAAGGTCAAGACGACCGAGTATCTGTACTATGCCAGCTTCGCCGTGGCCTTGTGCGAAGGGCCGATCACCGGCATCGGCCGCATCTGGGCCGATGGCAAGCCGATGGACATCTCTGGCGTCACATGGCGCTGGTATCCGGGCGACGAGGCGCAGACGGCGGACCCTTTCATCGCCGCGAAGATGGGCGCGGCCAACACGCCGGCCTATCGCGGCACCGCCTATGTCGTCTTCGAGGAACTGGCGCTCACCACCTACGGCAACCGCCTGCCGCAGCTCTCCTTCGAGGTATTCCGCCCGCTCGCCGATCCCGACACCGCCGAGGGACTGACCCGCGCCGTCACCATGATCCCGGCCTCGGGCGAGTTCACCTATGCCACGCAGGCCATCCGCAAGACCGATGGCGGCGCGACGGTGCCCGAGAACCTGAACGCGCTGGCCGACTCCACCGACATGGTGGAGGCGCTCGACCGGCTGCAGGCGATGGCGCCTGCGGTCGAGAGCGTCAGCCTCGTGGTGGCGTGGTTCGGCGACGATCTGCGCGCGGGGTCCTGCAAGGTGCGGCCGGGCGTCGAGGTCTCGGCCAAATCCACCACGCCCGCCAGTTGGGCGGTCAATGGCGTCAGCCGCGCCGGTGCCTTCCTCGTCAGCCGCGACGATCAGGATCGCCCCGTCTATGGCGGCACCCCGTCCGACTTCGCCGTCGTGCAGGCGATCCAGGAGATGAAGGCGCGCGGGCTGCGCGTCACCTTCTACCCGTTCATCCTGATGGACGTGCCGCCCGGCAACAGCCTGCCGAACCCGTATTCCGCCAACGCCGCGGAGACGGGCCAGCCCGCATTTCCCTGGCGGGGGCGGATCACCTGTTCGCCTGCGGCCGGTTTCGCAGGGACCGTGGACAAGACGGCCACGGCCGCAAGCCAGGTCGCGGCGCTGTTCGGCGCAGCCACGCCCGCGAGCTTCATCGTCTCGGGCGAGAGCGTCAGTTGGACAGGCACGCCCGGCGACTGGGGCCTGCGCCGCATGGTGCTGCACTACGCCCATCTCTGTGCGGCGGCGGGCGGCGTGGACGCCTTCCTGATCGGCACCGAGATGCCGGGGCTGACGACGATCCGCTCGGGCGCGTCCATCTATCCGGCGGTGCAGGCCTATCGGGACCTGCTCGCCGACGTACGCTCGATCCTCGGGTCTGGCACCAGGATCGGCTATGCGGCGGACTGGAGCGAGTATTTCGGGCACCAGCCGGGCGACGGCTCGGGCGATGTGTTCTTCCATCTCGATCCGCTCTGGGCCGATCCGGAGATCGATTTCATCGGCATCGACAATTATATGCCGCTCTCCGACTGGCGGGACGGGTTCGAGCACGCCGACGCGGCTGAGGGCTGGCCCGCGATCTACGACCGGACCTATCTGCAGGGGAACATCGCGGGCGGCGAGGGCTACGACTGGTTCTACGCCAGCGCGGCGGACCGCTCCGCGCAGGTCCGGACCGCGATCACCGACGGCGGCGCGGGCAAGCCGTGGGTCTTCCGCTACAAGGATCTGCGCGCGTGGTGGTCGAACGCGCACTACGACCGTCCCGGAAGCGTCGAGAGCGGAACGCCAACCGCGTGGGCCCCGCAGTCGAAGCCCATCTGGTTCACCGAGTTGGGCTGCCCGGCCATCGACCGCGGCACGAACCAGCCGAACGTCTTCTTCGACCCGAAGTCGTCCGAGAGCTTCACGCCGCATTTCTCGCGGGGCTGGCGCGATGACGCGATCCAGCGCGCCTATCTCGAGGCGACCTGGCTCTGGTGGGGCAAGGCCGCCAACAACCCCATTTCGTCCGTCTATGGCGGCCGGATGGTCCACGTCCCCGAATGTGCCGCCTGGACCTGGGACGCGCGGCCATATCCGTTCTTCCCGGCGCTCACCGACGTCTGGACGGACGGCGCGAACTGGCGGCTCGGCCACTGGCTGACCGGGCGGCTCGGGGCGGTGTCGCTGGCGGCGCTCGTGCGCCATCTTTGCCTGCGCGCGGGTCTGCCCGAGGACCGGATGGACGTCACCGGCCTCTGGGGTGCGGTGGAAGGCTACGCCATCACCGCGCTCGAAAGCCCGCGCGCCTCGATCACCATGCTGTCGCGCCACTTCGGCTTCGACGCCGTCGAGACCGAGGGTGTGATCCGCTTCGTGATGCGCGGGCGGGCCTCCGTCGCCACGCTTGCGCCCGACGATCTTGTGGCCCCTCGCGAGGGCGACCTGCTGGAACTGACGCGCGGCCAGGAGACCGAACTGCCGCAGGCGCTGAAGTGGCAGGTCGCGCGGGCGGACGAGGACTACGACGCGGCCCTCGTCGAGGCGCGGCGCATCACCGTGGACACGACGCGGGTCGCCTCCGAGTCCTTCCCCATGGCGGTCCCGCCCGAGGAAGCCGAGCGGCGCTGCCGCCGCGCGCTGATGGAGGCGTGGGTGGGGCGCGAGACGGCGGCGTTCCGTCTGCCGCCCTCGCGGCTCGCGCTCGATCCTGCCGACGCGATCCGGCTGGAGCATGACGGGCGACTGGTCGATCTGCGGCTCGTCTCCATCGCCGACGCCGAGGCGCGCGGGATCGAGGCGGTTCGCCAGGACCGCGCGACCTATGACCCGCCGCCCGGCGATCCCCGCGCGGCCTCGCTGACGCGCGCCGTCGTCTTCGGCGCGCCGGACGCGCTGCTGATGGACCTGCCGCAGCTGACTGAGGACCAGCCGGCACACCGGCCGTTCGCGGCAGCACATACCGTTCCCTGGCCGGGCGAGATGGCGGTGTTCCGCAGCCCGTCGACGGACGGGTTCGAGCTGCTGACCACGTTTGGCAGCCGCGCCCGGATCGGGGCTTTGGTCGCGGACTTCTTTGCGGGACCGACGTCGCGCTTCGACCTCGGAAACGCGCTAGTGGTCGATCTGCTGACCGGCACGCTGGAAAGCGTCACGGACCTGACGCTGTTCGGCGGGGCGAACGCGCTCGCCATCGAGAGCGCGCCCGGCGTCTGGGAGATCGTGCAGGCGGGCGCGGCCGAGCTACTGGCACCCGGCCGCTATAGACTGACCCACTTGCTGCGGGGCCAGCGCGGGACCGAGGGCGCCATGGGCAATCCGGCGCCTGCGGGGGCGCGGGTCGTCGTGCTCGACGACGGCCTCGCATCGCTGCCGATCGCCGAGGCCGATCTCGGTATCCCGTGGAACTGGCGCATCGGTCCGGCCAGCCGCCCGGTCAGCGACGAGACCTATGTGGCGCAGGCATTCACGCCCGAAGGCGTCGGACTGCGACCCTTCTCCGTCGCCCATGTCGAGCAGCCGTGGCGCAGGCCGCGCACGGCTGGCGATCTGACGATCCGCTGGACGGGCCGGTCCCGCGCGCTTTCCGCCGACAGCTGGGGTGGGCTCGAGGTGCCGCTCGGCGAGGAACTCGAAGCCTATGAAGTCGAGATCCTCGACGGCGCCACCGTGAAGCGGGTGCTGAGCACCGCCACCACCAGCGCGGTCTACACCGCCGTCCAGCAGAGCGCCGATTGGGGCGCGCCGCTCGGCCCCGGCGACAACCTCACCGTCCGCATCTTCCAGCTCTCCGCCCTCGTGGGGCGGGGCGCGCCCAAGACCGCCACGCTCTTGTTCTGAAGGCCTTTCCCATGTCCGACGCCACGACCCATCTCCTGCTGCCCTACATCCTGGCGGCGCAGGCCCAGAAGCACGTCACCCACAACGAGGCGCTGCGGAT